ATCATTTGACCATTGACTTTTTCAATTGACAATATGTTGCATAATTCATTTGCTGGAGAATCTACTATTGATAATTCAACAAGTGAGTAATCTTTAATAAAACGGACACTTTGTCCTGTAGACTTATTTACTTCTGTATCTGAGTCTATAATCTTTCCGCCGATTGAAAATCCTGTTAGTGTGCCATCGAGAACTTTTTCCCAAGTATCTTGTGCGCCTTTTGAAATATATGCGTCAACATATACTCCGTTATAAAATTCTTTTGTGTTTGGATCATAATATGTTTCTGGTCTAAAAGATGCAACCTTACCAACAGCCATTGGCTGATGCATTTCTCTAAGATTTCCACGGAAACTTTCAAATGCTTTCATGCTTGCTTCTTGCGTGACCACATCACCAGTCTGGTCAAGGTTGTCTAGTGTTGCAAACCCTGAGACTGTTCTTTTTTCTCGGTTGACCTTCGTAAACGGAACTGATAAATTAATAACATTTCCGTTAGAAGACCAATGTGATTTTTCAATGGTCATATGTGTATATTATAGGCTTTTATATATCTAAAGGCAAATAACTAGTTGAGTAGGACTACTCAACTTGTCTGCCGTCGCCTTTTGAATTTCTACCTTCCCCTGAATTATCTGGGGAATTTGCGGCACGTTCTCCATCCCTTGCCCTGCTTTGCATTGCCTGAGCTTTAATTTCAGCAGCCTTGGCAGCTAAATCAACCACCTCGTCGCCACCATCTCTTGGGACCATGCCCTTTCTAATTCTAATTTCATTAGGAGTAATAACCTGAAGTCTCAAATATCTCTCATCAATCTTAGACTGAGTATCTTCGTCGGTTAAACTTAATTCATTAAATTTAAGGGTCAAAGCATCTGTCATTTCCTGAATAATTTTATTTAATTTCTTTTCAAGAATATCCTGTGCTGGACGACATACCTGCTCTTTAAATGTTTTATCAGCATCTCTAGCATTTGCTAAAGATATTCCAGTAGCTGTTCCAACCTTATTAATTGGAACTCTATGTGCCATTAATATTTCATCTCTATTGGCTTGGCGATAAACATTAAATGAAGATTCTTGGGTTCCCGCCTCTATTGGCTCCATTTTAAATTCAGTTTTAGAATCTGGAGAATCTGGTGGAAGTGGAATATACAAAGACCTATGATTTTTACCACGAAGCCCAACCTGGAAAAATTCTAATAATTTACGCTCAGACTCAGGAGATAGCTTTGCCCCCTTAACCGTAATAATATAACGAGGCACTGCCTTATTCTCAAAATAATCTAAGTTATATTTACCAGCAAATTCATTTCCAGCCATTGCGTTCTGAGCCGCAATAATATCTGGAATTCCATAATAATTATTTTTTGGGGTATATTTTTTTAAATGAATAATTTCATTAGGGCGATCTGTTGATCCTGCTACGGGATTGGGAGTTTCCGTATCCCCAAAGTTACGGAAGAATACAGCCTTGCCATACAGAAGCTGCACAAAACCGTCTCTAAGGCGTCTTACACGCATTGTCTTTGATGGTATGTGCCCAATGTACCCTATCTTGCCAGCAGTCGTTCTACCGACCTCTAGATAGCCATTACCAGTGGCCTCTACATCAGTATAGAACTTTATAAGGGTTTCTTTAAATGTTTCTTCCTCATTGCAATCTTCAAGCCAGTCATGTAGATCCTGTTTAATTCTATTTAATTTCCTACGAGCTCTTTCTAATTGTTTTTCATCATCAATTGAATCTAACATATCTGTTGTTTTTCTAGATTCAATAAAATCAAATCCTAGACCTACAATGTTAGAAACCTTAGCATTAATTGCTGCATAATTATATGGGGAAATTTCATATATTGTAGATAAATAATCTAAATTATATTCAGGCATTACAAGATCAAATAGGGCGTATCCGCTTACCGCCTGCTGAATTAATAACTGTTGTGTTCCAGTACCTTCAGTTCCGACAAACTTCTTTTGTATATCTCTGCTTGCTTTTCTTCGCAATGCTGGACTCAATCCAGAAAGTTTTAATAATTCTTCACCTTCCAAAGAAAACGGGTCATCGTTTTTCTGAGTTATTGTAGAATTAAACCTAACCCAATCAGCAGCATTTGATATCTCTACATCATTTGATGAGGTATCTTCTACATACTCAATCATTTTTTACCCTTCCTTAATTTAGCCATTTCATCTTTGTGTACGCCAATATCTAATGGGTCTGGGGTAAGCCCCCATCTTAATCTTTGTTTTTGATACTCGAATTCTTCATCATCAATCTGTCTGCTACCTTCTAAAAACTTTGGATTGCCTTCATAAATACCATACCCTCTTACTGCTTTGGCCAGCAAATCAATTCTGCCTCTGTCGCCTCTCATTGAGTTTATAGAAAGGAAATTGCCATCATCATCGCCTATCCATCTTCCATCTGGCATTTCCCAGACATATACCCCTAATCTGGTTTCATTTTCTTTAAATCTAGCGCCTGTCTTTTTTATTTCCATAGGTAATTATTTTACCACTTTCAGTGCCTCAAGTCCAGCTTTTTGTCAATGGGAATGACAAAACTATAGGTTATTTAACAATACCCTGTCTCTAGAATAGGTTTTTACGGCCTCTTCTGTTATTTCAATGACAGAATCATTTGCCTCAATAGTATCCTTGCCTATATATAAATTATAGTGTTTTAAATGATCAATTGATTCTGATTCATATATTGCTATATTTTGATACATGTTATTATCTAATACCCCAGATCTATTGCCCTCATCCTGCTTGCCATTTATCCAAATTTGCCCTGACATTCCATACGATGTCTTAATTAAAATGTAATTAGGTTCATCAATATATAAAAAGTCAGATATGCTTACCTGAGATGTAATGTCTTGTCCATTTATGTATAAATTAGATATATTGCTTTTTGTTATTGTTCCATCATTTTCCCAAGAAATATAAGATTCTGTTCCATTTGTTTTATTATAAAATAAATACCCAGAAGATAAAGATTTAGGTGAAAGTATCATTTCTAAACATTTTACATTTTTTAAAGTATCAATATAAAAAGTTGAATTGTCTGGCACAATTCCATTATCTTTTTCTCTTAATAGCACATTTGTATTTTGGTTTGATATAGCTATTTCCCATGATGAGCCTATATTGGGTTGTGAAACAAAAATTTTGCTGCCGCCTCCATGTGCAAAAAGACTTTTTTCATCATAAAAATGTATTTTTATGTAATAAAGTTCTGGTACATATTTATTTGAATCATTTGATTCAAAAGTTACTCTAATAGATAAAACTTTATTATTTAAAAAATTAGACCCCTGACTAAATCCAGGTAAAGCCTTTCCATTCTCACAAGATTGCCACGGACCATCTTCACCATCTACAGAAATATCAATCGACACTCCATTGCTTGATAGCCATTCTATTTTAGAAGAAACGTAGTTTTTCCATAATGGAAAACTTATTACTTTAATAAATTGACCTTGTGTTGATGACGGAGAAAGATATAAACTGTTGGTAGATTCTCTATACAAAATATTATCGTCTACGTGATATTGCCAATCTAATTGTGCAGGAAAAGATACAGTTGTATTTATATTTTGATGTTTTTCTGAAGCTTTAAAAATTTCTCCAGAATCTGGCAAAACAATATTAGATTCTGTATTAGAAAAAAAATTATTATAATGATTTATTATTGAGTTTAAGTTTAAAGAATATCTGTATATTGCTGGAGCATCTACAATAAAATACTTATTTGTTTCCGCTGGCCCACAATTAAAAGATAATGATTCGTTTGTAAAATTAATTCTTGACACTGATTTGCTTTTAACAAGCTCTCCGTTTAAATATAAAGACATCGAGTTAACTGCATATACTGCAACTATATGTAGAGCTCTTTGTGGATTTGGAACTGAATAATAAATTTCTTCATTTTCTAATTTGAACAAAATATTGCCGTTATCCCAATATATTCCTATCCCAGAGGTGTCTGCTAATATTGGAGTCAAATTAGTTAAATTTTTTGGATGTAACCACACTTCTAGTGAAAAATCATTGTCAGACGTTTTATTAGTTCCAAAGCCTCCAGATACATTTATTCCACGAAAATCTTTATTTATTTCAAATTGAAGATAGCTAGTGTCTGTTATTTTTGTAGAATGGCTGCCACCAGAAACTATTGGCATGGGCGTATTAAGTACAGTACCTACGTAAGTACCATTATTCCCGCATCCAGAACTGTCATATGCAATGGATCCAGAAGACTCATCTAACTTCCAAAACCCAGAAGGAGAATCTTTTAGAACAGACAGGTAATAAGACATTTATACATTATACCATCTAGGAAACCCAGTGGGTTGTATACATTATTTTTCGTCCAGACGTTGTAGGCAAAGACTCATGTACAAATGGAGCTGTAGATGGGAACATTACTAAACTACCTGCTTTTGGCTTTATTTTAATTTTTTGGTTTTTAAACTCTATTTCTCCGCCTTCATAATCATCATTCAGATATGTGACAAACGAATATTTTAAGTTTGCTCCTGTCCCAGTTGGGTCTTCTGCGTCAACATGAGGGCCCATACCCTTAAACTCATCGTAAATATATAAATTAATATTTTCAAAATTTATTTTTGGACTAGAAAAGTTTTCAGGGATTTTATTTATAGACTTGTAATAAGCAAGCTGACCATCATAAAACATTTTAGCGCACATTTCTGGAGCCATCATTAAACTATTTATTATGTATAATATTTTTTTATCTAAAAAATGATCACCAGTGTTAGCATATTTATTTTTTGGAGTTATTTTTTTACCGTATCCAATTTTCCAATCTTTATCGTTACTTGCGGTCCAGTCTTGCCATTTGTCTATAGCAGAGTATGATTTTTCATTAGAGTTTACTTCTTCAATAACCTCTAACAGCCTTTGCGGATAACTTATTACGTTTTCAAAATAAAAAATTCCTTCTTGCTGAAATCTTATATCAAACATGCTATACATTTCTCTTGGAGGAAGGTTTTTAATTTCTAACATCTATGTCTCCGCTTTCTGCTAATTCAGCATCATACTCTTCCCAACTTGGGGTAATTCTTTTACCTTTATTTCTAATCTCTTCCCATTCTTTTTGTTCTACAGCCTGCTTTGCTCTAGTCTCTTTGATTTCATCTTCCCATGAAGACTTCTTGTCAATGTCATAAGCTTCTTCGGGCCTATCGTCCCAAAATGATCCAACAGTATATCTATCATTTTTTGTAACAACTGTAACCTCATGCATATTTTCATGACCGCCGTCAAATATTGCATACATGCCAGCTTTTGGTTTTATGCTTAAATCAAAATTTTTAAAATTTAATTCTCCGCCTCCAAAATCATCATTTAGATATAAAAATCCTGCATACCTGCTTCTTTCAAAAGCACTTGGTACTCCATCATAACTGTTATCAGAATGAAATCCAGCAAATGCGCCAGGTATCCATTTTTGAGAATGAAAACTTATTTTATAGGCTGGGCCACCAATAATTTGCTCTGCCCCCCATTTAAACTTTTCTTCTAAGTTTTCAAAAAAGTTATTCGGCAGTCCTGCATCTTCATACCATTTTTCTAACACTTTTGGGTTATTGGTAAGTTGATGTGGCATATTATATGCATAGGATTCATAAAACGAAATAGGGTGCCACGAAAAATCTCCAGATTCAATTAAGTTATTAAACATTTTTATGATTCCAGCACATTCTTCTGGACTTATAAAATCTTCGTATACCCAGACTGGGTGCTCACCCTCTCTATACTTTATTAAATTCATTTATACTCTCCTGAAAACCCGACATTCTCTATAATGTTATCATACGGAGTTATAGCTCCATCTTTAATATACAACATATTTCTAGGATCTTCATGTGCTATTCTTTCTAGCTCCATTTTAGACCATCTATATGCACCATATCTTTTTTGATTTGCTAGCCACTCTTCTGAACCATCATAATCAATCATAACAAAGTTTCTAATAAAAAATTTATTGCCATCAGGTATAGTTTTGACTCCATGATAATAGGGTTCCCCTGAAGGAAAGATTAGCATGTCTCCAGCTTTTGGTTTATGGTTAACAAACTTGCCATCTAAATAAAATTCTATATCTCCACCATTGTAATTATCATTTATGTAAAATGTACATGTTGTATGAAACTTTTCTCCTGGCATATCTTTTTG